TGGAAAGAAGCAAGTGAAACAAAAGGTAGAGTTCACAGTGGATTTAAAAATGAAATTGATAAACTGTGGCCGCTGATTGAAAAACTAGTTAAAGGTAAAGCAGTTAACAAAGAACGTGATACTGTTATTGTTACTGGACACAGTTTGGGTGCCGCAATGGCAACCTTGTGTGCTAGTAGAATTGCCGATATGGGTTACACTGTTAACTTGTATAACTTTGGCAGTCCGAGAGTGGGCAACCATTTATGGGCAGAACAGTTTGACAATATTCCAACCTGGAGATTTGTTAATAACAATGACATTGTAACAAAAGTTCCACCGTTTGGATTGTTTACACACATTGGTGATCTAAAATACATCAACTATTACGGAAACGTAAGACAAAGCACATGGTGGCAGAGATTCAAAGATCAAATGAGAGGACGCTTTAGAGCGTTATGTAAGTTTCAGTTGTTCGATGGAGCATTTGACCACAGTATGGGATTATATGCCGACAAAGTTAGAAAAAACAAGGAACAGCAACTTTGATGTCAACGGACACATAAAAAGCCGTCACAGTAGACATCAGAACGCTGACCTATACAATGAATATTATCCAGGACTAGCGACTATAGAGCTCAATATATCTGAGCTCTGTAATCGCACCTGTAGTTTTTGCCCGAGGCACGATCCAAGTGTCTATCCTAATCAAAAGTTGTTTATGGATGAGTACACTGTACAAAAACTAACCACAGAAATTATACAAACTGGTTGGTATGGTGATGTACACATTACAGGATTTGGAGAGCCACATACACATCCACACTTATTAGAAATCGTACAAATACTTCGCACTGCGCCAGTTTATATTGAGATTACTACAAATGGTGACAGACTGATAGACAGTGATTTAAACTACACCAAAGAGTTATTTCGAGCAGGTCTTGACATGCTAACTGTGGATTGTTATGACGGTGAAGAACAATATAAAAGGCGACAGGCTGAAATGCTGTTTTTACCAGGTAACGGCTGGCGACTACGCAAACATTATGATACTGGTAATGCTCAAGAACTAATTGCTGAATATGGATTTAATAATCGTAGTGGCATTATGGGAGGCACTGGCATACAAAATCAATGCTACTTGCCTTTTTATAAAACTATGATTGATTGGAATGGTGATGTTGTGTTATGCTGTAACGATTGGCATCGCCGGGCAGGCAACATGGGCAACATACTGGAAACTAGTTTTGCTGAATGTTGGAACAGTGAAAAATTAACTGCTATAAGAGCTGAATTAGCAAAAGGATCAAGACGCGGTGCTTGTGCTAACTGTAGTATTGTTGGAACTAAGTTCGGTTTCGAGAGTTTCAGTATTCACACGGAATATGATATTGCCAGCATTAGGGCCAGTCTGCCAGATACTATCTAATTCTTTAACTATTACATTACATTTGATTTCTTTAGCGGCTTGTTCTACTTGTAGCCAATTATCAACCATTTTTACTGGCACACTACTGTAACAAGGTGTGTCGATATGCTCTCTACTTAATATAATCATGTGTTCAAGTCCGTTAAATCTCCAGTTATAGCCAAGTCTATTATCTATACCTCGGACAAATCCATCATACTTAATTACGTCCCAGATTACAAAACGTTTGTTTTGTTCCTGATAACATCCATCAAATACAGTACTGTTATTTTGAGCAAGTATACTAAACTGATGACCGTATTCTAATAACTCAGGTAGTAATTTTCCACTGGAGTCACGAAACTCTACAGTATTATAACGCACAATAATGTTTACACGTTTGCCTTCAACAACAGGTTGAACTACAGCAGGAAAGGTTGTTTGCTTTGCTAATTCACTGGAGTAATCAACTGCTTTTTGTACTGGGTAGTTTGGAATAAGGTTAGGCCATACGCTGTTGATGCTTTCAATAGTTAGTCCAACACCAATATCTTTTTTAAGCATACCTACAAAAATTTCTGCTTCATCTCTGTTAATATGACTCAGTACTAGATTACAAGCAAATATGCCTTCGTCAGTATCTAATTTGTTTTCACTTAAATCTTCAGGTATGTGCATAAATTTACTAATGCCCATGCCTCCATCGACGCCTGGATCTTTTAATTTTGGATTATAATCATCCATGCCAAAAACGATTATAGGATTGTAGGTGTAGTATATAATTCTTTTGAATAAAGTATCACTACTGTATCGCATCAAAACATCACGTTTTTCTTCTTGCGTTTCCGCTTCCGTAAGTTTATCGGCGATGTAACGAACCATTGCTACTTTTGACATTGTGCTAACCTCAAAAGTATTTATCTTAGTAGTTAAAAAAGCAAGATGCTTTAAATTAAAAAAGGGGAACTAAATCCCCTCTTTTTATTTTTTGTTACCAAACAAATCGTCTGCTTCTTCTTGAGTGTAGGGCCACATTATGCTACCCTCCTCTCCTGAATAAGTTCTTTAACGACGTCGTATTCGCCTGCTTGTGCTAGATTAGAACAGTGAATATAAAATGATAGATTGTCAAGCATTGCTACAATAAATTTCATATCCTGCTCCTTAGTTCACATAAGTCATTACGTTTAAAAACATAATGCCTGCTAATAATGCCATCATGCTGGATAATACTGTTGTTGTATAAAGGAAATTTTTAAATTTAGTCATTTTTGATCTCCTTTCCCAACATAAGTTCTTTAGCCAAGTCCATACGTCCATGTTGTGCTAAAATGTTAGCTGCTCTTGCTCTCCCTGCCGATTCTCCTAACGCAACCATACCTAAGAAAATGCTTACTAATACATTTCTTACTAGGGTACAAAATTTACAGGTTAGGTTATAAAAACTGTGGTGTGCTAATGTTGTCATTATAATACACCTCCATGCTTGCGAGTTTGACGCTCGACTTCAATTTTGTATGCTTCCCAGGCAGTTAGGCCAATCATGCCTCTGCTCAGTCCAATATCTTGAAGTTCACGATCGTTTAACCTTGATAGTTCTCTACGGGTTCTTTTTTGTAATGCTTTTGCTTTAAAGTGAGCATCTAACTTTTTGTAAAAGTCTACTAAACTTTGACCAATTTTGTCAGCCGTGTTTAATGCTAGTGCAGTCATTCTGCGTTCTCCTTTGTGTATATATGTGTGTGGATTTTTAGGAATCTACGAAACCCCGGTCTCTTCCGGTGTCACCACGACGTCTATATTTCAACGCCACTTGTAAGGCATGGGATATGCCCTAGTCTTTCCTAGTGTCACTCATTTTTTCTGAGCTGAGGTCGCTCTTTGTTGCGAAGCAACAATCTTTTAACACTTTTATTTATACAAATAGTACAGTGGTACTTACTTATCTAAGGGAAAAACACTGTTGCTTTTGTAGCATTAATACTCAGACAAACAAGACTGTAATATAATATTACAGTCCTGCTTACTTATCTATAATATAGTAGGTGCGCTGTTTTAACGCACCCTTGCCATTTTATACATGAACGCATCACGTTCATTAACAAAAGACAAAACTGCTAAATCATTTACAAAGTGCCAACCAAAATTATCAGTACAATTTTCCTGACACCATTCTAATTCAGCTGCGTCTACACCTTTTTTGTTTAAGTGTACATCATGTGGATAAGATTTACCAAATCCTGCTGTATAATCATTAGTTGTTTTCATATACTCTGTTATGTGTGTCCCATACTTGTATAAACGTGGCACACTTACTCAAATGTTTAAGTTTCATTGCGCCAACATAAGTGAGAGTAGAACGCAACCCACCAAGGATATCTTGAATAGTATTGCCCACTGCTCCTCTGTAAGGTACAAGAACTTCTCTTCCTTCACTACTTCTATATTCCTTAAGGCCTCCAAAGTGTTTGTCGTTCGCGGCCTTCGAACTCATTCCGTAGAATTGGACAAACTGTTTCTCTTCAATTTTATGTTGCATACCACCTTGATCAAAAGTTACTTCGTTAGTAGTATACATTTTAGTAATTACTTCACCGCCACCTTCGTCATGCCCGGCTAACATACCCCCGAGCATAACAAAGTCTGCGCCGCCCGCAAAGGCTTTGCTAATATCTCCGGGGGTAGTACAACCACCATCAGCAATAATATGTCCACCAAGCCCATGAGCAGCATCAGCACACTCAATGACAGCGGAAAGTTGCGGATATCCGACTCCAGTTTGAATGCGAGTAGTACACACGCTACCAGGTCCAATCCCAACTTTAACAATATCAGCACCATTTAATATTAACTCCTGTGTTTGATCAGCAGTTACAACATTACCAGCAATTATTACAATGTTAGGGTATAGTTGCCTAAACTCTTTAATAAAATCTGTAAAGCGAACACTGTAACCGTTTGCTACATCAATACATACATATTTAACATTTGGCGCTTGTTCATACACCATTCTAAACTTTTCATGGTCAGCATCTGTAATGCCCATACTGTATGCCGTATACTCAGGACGTTTAATACGCAATCCTTCGTCAACGCAATCAAAGTAACCGACAAGTTCATTTACTGTATATGTCTTAACAAGACAGGTAAACAAGCCTAGTCCACCAAGTTTATCAGCCATTTCAAATGTAGCAACACCATCCATATTTGCCGTCATCATAGGAATACCCTCATAATGGGGAGTACTTTCAGGTCGCAACATTTCCATACTCATATCTGCT